AGTCTAAAAGCTTCATTAAGACTTCCTATCTTGCTAAGAGTCGAAAACTTGTGACCAACTAGGGTCTCAGTTTCTTCCCAGCCTTCTGGCCCCTCTTTCCAAATTCTAATTAGAGCAGCTGGATCCTCAGCGCTTGCATTAATAGAAAAGTCTGAATCTGGCACACCTAGGGTGCCATCCTTCATAACGTGCTCAATGCGGCCACGAGCAGTACCGCCACTTGAGTTCCAACTTACAAAGTCGCCTTCTTTTAGGGCATTGGCAGCAGCTTCTTTTTTCACAGATTCTTTCCTTTTATCGCGTGGGTGAGTGCCACCTGGCTCAATTTCTTCAGAAAGACTAATTGCAACCATTTGATCTGTTGCGGCTTTTTTGGAGGCGTGGCAAGCAACTACCTCATAGTTGGACTTTACTACAGCCCACTTTGGACAATCTGGATGCTGATTAGTGATGTAGTATGGCATTAATCTTCTTTCGGCCAGGCCATTTCAATGGTTGGCAGGTGTCTAATACTTCTAAGATAGATTATACCGTGCCTTATGGCATCATTTGCGTGGGGCTTTCCCCTTTGGTACAAGCCAGCGCCCCTTAGCACATCATCAGAGCATAGGGGCTTTTGGGATGGGGATTGATAAATTGGCTTTACTGGGTTCCAATACTCTCCAGACTCAATGGCTCCAATAATATATACAGGGGTAAGGTCGGGAAACTTAACGCTGGGGCGAAGCACAAAGTCCTCACAGACAATTTGCGCCCAAGATCCTGCCCTAGCCCTGTACCAATCTAAAAAGCCTGATAGCCCGCCCTCAACCTGCTCGGCATAAGATAGGATGGGTGGACTAGATAATTCATAATCTAGCTCAGCTAAACCAGTTGTTCCGCCCGGATCAATCGCCAAAATTTTCGGCATTTTTTCTACCCAGTTTTTCTTCTCGTAGAACTTCTATTTTTGATTCTGCCTCAGACAACGCTTCTTGTGCTCTGTGACCGTCATAGGTGTCACGCAAGTTACTTAGAGCTGCCAATACTTCATCAAAAGTATCGCGTATTGCCTGTTTGTAGCCCTGATTAAAAGCTAAAACACCTTGCTTAGCAATAATTTCCTGTAGGTCACTCATCTTGTTCCTTTCTGATGATGGTTAGAACGATGGCAGTCAGCAGTATGTTGACCACCTGAAACATAAGAACATACTCAATCATTTCTGCTTTCCTTTATCTTTAGTTTTCTACTAATTGAAGACTGCGAAACTCCCGAGAGCCTCATAATCATATTCTGGCTTGTACCCATTTCAATTGCTCTCTTTACTGCCTGATAATCAAAATCACCCATTGACTTTGTAAAGAGAATTTGCCTGAGCGTCTCTAGTGACTCTGGCTCAAAAGATCCGCCAGTCTTATCTGTTTTATTTGTATAGGTTTTAATCTTTGAGTGATTGACCCCAGATCCAAATATTTTTGCTATCTGCCTATTGGAAAATAATCCGTAGCGCGAAAGCTCTGCAGCCTTGTCGGCAATCTGTTTGTCAGAAAATGTTTTAGCATTTTCTCTAATCCAAATTGCAGTATTGATCGCCTCTAACCTTTTTTCGTCATTCATACCGTCTCCAAAAATCTTTTGCTTCCGTCAATTACAATATTAATTCGAGCTTGCGAGTGAAGGGACTCGATCATATCGTCAAACTCCCTCTTCTTTCTATCCCCAAACTTCTTAAATGCCTCCTCGTAGCGAACTCGACCACCCTTTGCAACAATGAGTGCCTCTAATGAATCAACATCTCTCTGCCAATCTGAAGCGGATATCGCACTAGCCATCCTAACGAGATTTGCAAACCAGCTCTCTGCATAATGAATTGCAACCAGAACATGCTTTAGCTCAACTCTCAGCGACCTCTCCTGCATAGCGAGTAGGATAGATATCTTCCAAACCGACAGCGCAAGTCTCTGCCTTGATGGCTCGATTGATTCTTCGTGCTGATGTCCGCTTGTATATTCGCCCATATCCCATTTGAACTGATTGAACCGAGCTAATGCCTCATCCGATAATAAAACTGGCACAGGTGGTTCTGGGGATTGATTGAGCCACCATTGGTAAGTTTCCAGCAGAGACCTGACAATCTCTTCCATCTCAACATCACGCCTAAAGCTGTCAGCAGAACTAGCCTGAGAAAGGTCCTCTGATTCCCTTGTGCGTTCCGGGGCATCCGCCACGACATAGATAAACCTGGCTAAAAAGCCCGAGCGGAAATAATCAGTAGTAAGAATTTCTGCAACCTTACTAGTGATACCCATTAGATACATAATGAAGTTTGTCTCAGCCCTGTCGGTTTGAAGTGCTTTTATCCCAGTGTTTGCGCCAGTTGATCGAAGCATTACTGGAACTTTTCCGTCATATAGTTCTGTGTATTGATCAGCGGCAGCTGACATATATGTCTTAGTTACAAACTCCTTGAACATACCCTGCACCTCGTCTCGGTGGAACATAGATGTCATTTTGTCTCGTCCGGCCAAGTGCTTGACCAATGCCTCACCAGTTGCATTTGAACCGATGTCAATTTGGTATCCAATTTGATTCTCAAAAGATGAGAGCATCTTTAGCATCAATGCCCGACTGGTTGATTTTCTGCTACGGGTTGTTTCACCCAGTAGCATAAACCAAAGGTTCAGTCCCATCTTTCCATACTTTGGAGCCGCCACGCCGGCTGAGGAGAACACAGCCGACAGGAGAGTAAAGGCGCTGGCTACTTGATACTCAATCGCTCCGTCGGTTTTCTTTTTAGCCCATGCGCAGTACCGGTCAATAAAGGTATGGGTTGAGTTGACCTTGGTGCGTTCTTCGTCAGATAGAAAATCAATCTTCTTTTCTGGGCTTGGCTCAACATCTAGCGGCTCGATTGCCTGATTAATATCTCCCAAAGATTGCTGTGCCCTCTGAACCTCACGCCACAGATCGCCATCGGCATCAGCTCTCTTTGGTCTTGATGGGTGATGATACTTATTACACTTTGCATTTTTAGCAACTACAAAAACTTCTTCCGCAGATAGCCCTTGTCTAAAAAGCTCAAGCTCTAACTTCCAAAGCATTCTGCTCATATCTGAGTTCATGCCGGGGTCTTCCATATATAGAGACAAGATTTCCCTGTTGCTGGAAATTTTTGAAAGAACCTTTATTAGTTCAGGCGTTTGCTCTGGAAGTGGTAGGTTTGCCAATTCCGGAACGGCCTCAACGGAAACATCGGCATAAGTCTTTTCTATCTCATCAATCGAATACACAACGCCAGTATTATTTGCGCTGACTCGAAATCGCTCTGAGTATTTTAGATTGCTAGTGCCAGCAACTCGAAGTAACTTAGTCGGATTCCAGCCAGAAACGTCGCAACCCTGGTCTCTGTGTGCATAGGCAATCTTTTTAGCAATCGTTGCAACCCTCTGTGGGTCTTGCTCGTTGTCAAGGATCCAGTAACAGTGCCACCTATCTTTGGATGTCTCCACGGATATTGATGGCTCAAGTCTGAAATTGCTGGGGTGACAGGTATCTGCATCCGCATACACAACAGAAACAGCTTTGGCGTTTTCTCGAATTCGTCTTTGTTCGTAAAACAAAATTGGTGAGAAGTAAACATCTTCCTCAGAGTATTTTTCCGCGTAGGCAGACATCTGCTCAAGCTCGTCTGGATAACTAAAGAACTTTTGAACCGTAGGAGTTGATTGGCTATCCTTTGTTACAAGCGTGGCGTAGCCAGCGGATGAGCCGAGAACTGACTCTAGGAACTGCTCAATTGACATTTTTCTCCTCAAAAAAAGTGTCTAGTCCCCTTTCAGGAATCGAACCTGACATCGCCAAGGAGAGCCGGGCCGAGAGAAACAGAGAGAAAACCCGAAACGATGCACCAAGAAGGGGTTGGCGAGCAGTTTATACTCTTGCTCAGGAGTGCCCATTAGGCAACTACCAAGTGTCGCTATCGCCCTCAGTAGTCTTTCTTGCACCCATTGATTTTAGAAGAGCCTCTGGGGTGCTGGCAGATTTAGTGAAACCTGCCACATTGTTTTCCTCGCCCTCAAGGCCAGGAACGATTTTAACTTTTGCACCGATCGACATACCCATCAAGTCTTTGGTAGCAGGAACTGCAAACTTGCCGTCCTTCATATCAAAGCCAAGTGCCTCAAAAAAAGCCTGAGTCTTCCAGAATGCCTTGCCGGTGTAAAGTGGAACATAGGTGAACAGCCTACGATTTTCGTAATCACCCTCAGAAATTCTGAGCTGTAATTTGAACTGCGGCTTACCTGCGTTTTCTCCATTCTTGACCTCTAGGGTCTCAATGTCGAAGATGGTGGTGCTATAAGTTCCTGCTGGAATAAGTCCGTAATCAGACTTTGGTGCTAGGTCTCCAGCGGAGATGTTGATGCTAATTGCCATAATTATTTTCCTCCTTCAGCAATCTTATCCATAATTTTTTTCATACTTGGATCGACAAGCCGACCTGGCAACCCAAATCTGTTTCCAGACACAAGTCTGTCCGAGGACTGCATATACATTACTCGGTGAATCTCACCATCGCCATCCGCCTCGGTTGTTAGGTAGGCAACAATGTCTGGCACAGATGGCAGAGTATTGCGGGCAGACCCGGGTAGCAGTGGGATTGTCTTTACCGCACCAGTCTGCTCATCCTTCTCATCGAGTGCGTGGGCAACGATTATTCCGAGAAACGGAGCAGCGTGGAGCTTTCGTGATAAATCCGTAATCCACTGCTTTAGGTCTCCATACTTACCGAACTTGTTGTTTCGGTTTTCTGGCTTGTCACCAAAGACCTTCTCAGCTCTATCCATAGCCACGCCAAGGGTATCGATGATAACGGTCTTGTATTGGTGCTTTTGGTCGAGCAGTGCATTGATGGCGCTGTCGAACTTTTCGTGTGTATCGCAAGCAACAACATCTACATCGGGCCAGTCACGAGAGATGGCGGTAGATCCACCCTCGGTATCTAGAACCAATACCGGAGACAAAGATGCAATCTGAGCGGCGCTCGCGGCAAACCAGCTCTTACCTCTCTTTGGGTCTCCATAAACCAAAATTGAATTTGGCTTGTTGAGTTGTGCTGCTTTTTTGATGCCCTTCTCAAAGGGCAGTTTTGGAAAGTCAGTCATATTTCCTCCTTGTTTGTGACTCTACCACATCTAATCCCGCCATGCGTAACGACACGACGAGTTTCTTGAATTTCTTTTCAATTTTTATTTGTCCAACAATTTCCCTGATTGCAAATGCCAACGAAATAATGGCAGATATAAATAAGAAAATCTTTAGATAAAGGCTTGTAACCTCAAGACCTGCCAGCACAAAAAGTGCCGATTGAATAATTAGCCCAAGGCTAAGGCTGAGGGTCAAGAACCTTGCAATTGAAACAATGCTCTTCTCTTGCAAACTCTTCAAGATCTTTTCCACCTTGAATCTCCTTCCAAATTCTTTCTAGTCTGTGCCAAACACTCAGAGCAAACTCTTTATCATAATCAAAAGTCCAAGTCCAAAGGTCTGGGTCGTAAGTTCCATCTCGGTTGATAAATACAAGTGATGCTCCGTCGATAGGAATGTTGTTCTTGTTCAGCCCCCAAGCGTAAACCTGGACCTGAGCGTAGTAACGGCGAAGAGTGTAAGATGCCTCCGGATCTTCCTTCTGCTCGAAGATAACAGCTTGTAGGGCTTTTGACTTCTTGCGGTTAGAAGTTTTCCAATCGATCAGGTGCTTGCTATTGATTAGGGCTAGGTCTGGCTTTGACTTTATTTCGCCGTAGCCCTCTAGGTTGCCCAGTCTAATAGTTTGCTCAATGCTGGCAGACTTGAACTCTGGGAACAGGTCAAAGTCTGCTGTTGGTATGCGCTCTTCGAGATACTCATGAACAGCAGTGCCAATCCTAGCGCCCATCCAATACTTGAATGGTAGCTGCTCAACTCCCTTTAGCTTGCTTGCGAGATGGTACTCACACGGATCGCTGAAGTCGCTTGCGCCCACTAGTTTTTGTGAGTCTCTTGAACTCGCTTGTTGAAACAAAGACAGTGCGAGTGTCTTCACTCTCGAATCGGTAATCATCTTGCTCCTTTGTTGGGGTCTTCCTTATCGTAAAGTCAACGCCACCCCAAATGCCGTTTTCCTCTTCGTTTGCAATTGCATAGTTTAGGCATTCTACCTGAACCGGACAAGTTTTGCAAATACTTTTTGCGTAAGCTCCCTGTCGTTCCATGTCAGGGAACCATAATTCTGGGTCAATCTGAGCGCAAACTGCTTCTTTTTTCCAAGATAAATCTAGTTGAACTTTCATTAGAATAACTCCTCTGGCTTTATACTAAATGAAACTCCACCCCAAACCCCATTTTGTTCGCCATTGGCGACTGCGAAATCGTAGCACTGCTTTAGCAGGGGACATCCGTGGCAAATCTCTTCGCACTCATCTTCGGTTAGGAAGTCGGTGTCTGTGTAGAGATCTGGATTTGATATACACGGATAAATGGGATGCTCTTCCTGTTTTTTACAAAGCTCTTCCCATGCCCTTCGGGCTTTGGGCAGTATGCCTAAATCTATTCCTTCTTGACTTCTCGTCATTACTGCTTCCTAGCCCTGAGACTTTCATTCATTTTTATTCTATCCCGCACAAGCCTAGAAAGTATGCCAAGATCGTAAGTGTCGTCCGCAACAATTTTATAGCTGACCACCGACTTTTTCTGCCCTCTTCGGTCTAATCGACCAGCGGCTTGCTCGTTGAGCAGTCGGTTGTCATCCTCAGATAGCCAAACAACAATATTCGTGGCTTCCTGTAGTCCATCAGTTCCCTCTCCGATAGCCGCAATAACCGCCACAATGAACTGGATATCCCCTGCAATAAATTCTTCTAGTGCCCTGTCTCTTACTGGTTGAGACTTTTTTCCAGACCACTCAAATGCCGAGTAGCCCATCCTGATTAGCCTCTTAGTCGTGACCTCAGCAAACTTTTGCGAGTGAGTCAAAATCAACATTTGCTCACCCTCAGGATGGTCTTCAATAATTTGCAAAAGTTCCACCAGTTTTGTGGACTTGCAATCCTCAGCAAAAGTTACATCACCAGTCTCAGGGTCGATTGTTGGAACGCCCAGAGTAATTTGTCTTAGCCTTGTGCGAACCGCTACAGGAGCTTCTACCACAAGCGGATTATCTCCTAGCCAAACAAAAAGATCTTGCTCAAGTTTCTTGTAAATCTTCTTTTGCTCTGGCAGAAGTTCGACAGTTCTTATCTCTTCTTGCACCGGCGGAAGTTCGTGGTCAATTCCCTCTGGGTGCAAATCGCAACACCTCTCCCGCTTTAGGTGTCGGATGTAACAGGGAATGCTAGTAACAATTCGACCAGGGGTTTTCTCCTTGTCAACAACCTTGCCAGCAAAAAAGTCCATCTTTGTTTCGCAATATTGCTCGACCCACGCCCAGTAACTTCGTCCCGCTACTTCTGGATAAACCCACCTCAGCACAGACCAGAAGCCTTCTATTTTGTTGCCGGCGATTGTCCCCGACATCCCCAACCGACGCTTCGCCTTTAGCGTGTGTAGCATCTTGGCAGTCTTGCTATTGCGGTTAGAGGCTCTGTGTATCTCGTCAAACACAGCAAAATCTGGCTCAATGCCCCGCCAATGATAGTTCCGGAAAAACTCTGGCGTAATAATAAACCAGCCCGCCTCATTGGCTTCTAGTTTTAGAAACGCCTCTTTACCAGACTTGGTCGAGTTGATCGGATAAATTTTTGCCGTAGGAATTTGCGACAGGATAGTTTTTATCCACGCCCTTTTGTGTGTTCCCTTAGGGGCAATTACAAAGTTAGTTTTAGTGTCTAGGGCTTTGGCAACCTCAACAGCAATTAGCGTTTTGCCACCACCCACCTGAGTTGCGACAATACCAGTTCCGTTGTGCTTTACAAGATTACCAATGTCTGCCCTTTGAAATGGATAGGGCTGAAGCATTTAGTATCTATCTTCTCTCCAATAGTTCTCGTGTTCAGTAAGATCCAACTCCGAGTTTGGAAGGTCTGCTTGCTCTGGAACATTATTAGCGACTGTTATAAAGGACCAAATGCCAAAACAAATTATCGCCAGCGGTGTGAGTATTATGAGCAACTCAAGAATTAGCATTATGTGCCTCCAAAATCTGCCTCTTCAAATTGTCGGTGCTGTTGTATTGAAATGGTGGAGTGTCGGTCAGAATTTCGCCGTCCCTAATTTCAATGTTTGCTGTGCCACTCCACCTTGCGGGGCCAAGCCCCTCAACTGTAATTATGTAGGTATTCGCACCTGTGGCAATCATACTCCAATTATCGCCCTTTGATAGCTTGGTAATCTCATTGGCGTTTCTGATAATCTCGTAAATTGTGTGGCGATTGGTTGTGCCGTAAGCCACGCAAATCTTGCTCACAGGAATACCCGCTTGATGACAAGCCAAAACCGCAGTCCTCAGTTCGTTTTGTAGTTCCTGCTTCCGAGATCGATACTCTTCCTCAAGTGCCTCAAGACGCTCTCTAACCCCTAAGGCTTGTTGCTCTAGGTGTTCTAGGGGCTTTTGCTGTTCAGGTCTCATCAAGGTCATTGTTACAAAACCTCTACGCCCTCGTCCGTAATTAGTCTTACTGCCTTTCCGGCTTCGTCAATTACGCCTATGGTCAATGAGGAATACTCCCGACACAGAAAGGAAATCTCCTGGTCAGCTGGTTTGTTGGTTAGTTCGAGTTCGATAGCTTGCGTTTGCGTAGTAATCGGATACCAAGTAAATGCCTTTACATTTGGCTTGTCAGATAAGAACCGACTTTCTTTCATTATCGGTATCATCACGTCAGATAACTGCTCGAATTGTCCTGTCAGTATGTAGTTTATTTTCAATTCTTTTCCTTTCTTGGGCTTCCTGCCTCGCGAGAAGCCGATACGCCTCTAACACTATTGCACTCTGCTCGGTCTTGAGGGCGACACACAGGCACTCAAAAAGTTCTGAGGAGATCTCATTTTTGCCCCTCTCGAACTCTGACAAGTGTGCCGGAGAGATACCTGCTTGCTTTGCAACCTCTCGCAAGGTCAGGTCATTTTGCTGTCGAATAATACGAACAATGTGTCCGTAGGCGTTTCTTAGTCTCATTCTGCAAAAAGCTCAATCTGATACTCCGGCAAACCTTCATACCAATCGAGAACCGCTTTTGGTGGCTTCTTTTCTCGAAGCAAGAAGTCGCTGTAGTGCCACTCGTCGTATCCGTCCCAGTCGCCCCTGAGTTTCCAATCGGGGCAATCAAGCAGATACCCAATTGCCTTTTCGTGAGTTTTGTTGGTCATTGATCGGGTAAATGTCTCACCCGCTTGGTGAAGTCCGTGGTCTGAACTAAAATACCCATCGGCATCTATGGTGAGCTTGTAGGCGACAACCCTTACCTCTTTGTCGTTGACCCAGATGTTGATGTCATAGACCTTGCTGTTGGCTTTAGCCAATCTCAATCACCTCATCCACGCCTAGATACTCTCCTTCTACGGAATACTCATACTTCAGCCGTAGGCTGTCCTCTGGAACATTTGAGATAAGGTCGTAAGCCTTTTCTTTGGCTTGCTTGCCATCCTCAGCCTCAATCTCGATTGAGTGAACTATTCGCTCGTAAATGTGAACTTCGTAAAGAGCCACTTATCTCTCCTCTACATTTCTATCGCACGAGTTGCAATCGCACTTATGACCGACAACCTTTGGCTCGTATTCGGGGGTTCTTTCAAAGCGGGTTGTTCCGTAGTTTAGGTCGTGACCCATTGCAATAGCCTCTAACTCAACTGATGTTCCGGATCGTTCTCCGTTATCCCAGTCCCTAATGCGTAAATCGCCAACTATGATGAGCCTGTCGCCCTTCGATACCGAGATTGTTCCATTTACCGCCAGACCCTTCCAGCAGGAAACGGAATACCAGTTTGTCCCAGCATCCGTTGGTATCTCGGCAAAGCGGAAGGTCAAAATCTCCTTCTCAATGGTGTCGCCGTTCTCCCCTTGTGCCTCGATTACTACCGATCTCGGGGTTGTGCATACTAATCCTCTTATGGTTATTGTCATTATTCCTCATCCTCTTCCTCGATAGTGTCAGTAATTTCCCACTCACCCTCGTCGCCATCATTGGTTATGCCGGACTGGGATAGTTGCTCAGAGGCTAGTTGAAAAGCCTCATCTTCGTTGTTGGCTTCAATCATTAGCCAACCGCTGTAATCTACTAGGTATCGCTTCATTATTTCTCTCCTGTAATGTTGCTGGTTTCTTTGCTAATTCGGTGTGCTACATAATCGAAAATCCCTGCGTAGGGGTCTATCTTGTCAAGGACTTTCTGAAACTCCTTTGGGCTTACCTTGAAATGCTGGGGCAGGTATGCCTCAAACAGGACGGGGGTCTCACCGCCCTCTGGGGAAGTTTTGATGTAGTGTTCTAAAATTTGCTTTGCTTCATTGAGGTTTATCATAGTTTTAGTTCCAAACATATTCGTATTCTCTGGGGATGGTTGTTGCTGTGTATGTGTTCTCTGACCAATCAAACTGCGAGTAATGCTCGTAGTTCTTGACCAGAAGTGCTTTGCGGTGACTGGCGACAATTAGTGCCAACCGATCTGAGTTTATGAGCCACGCAGGTCTGTTGTCAAATCGGTGGTCTGGCAACAGGGCGTTCTCAAAGGCAACTCGTATGGTCGCTGTGGCTTTGTCGCCTATCGTGGAGTTGTAGCCCCTTCTGTGCCACTCTTTGACCATAGTCATAATGTATTCGTAAAGAGCCAATTCGTGGTTTCGCCACAACTTGACGGCAGGATGATTGACCCAGCCTCTAGGTGTGCGGTGATTACCAGCAGGGTCGAGTTCCAGTAGGGTCAGCAGAATTTGCCAGCCCTCTAGTGCCTGTTTGTTTAGTCGCAGGTTGTCCAGCGTTTGTGCTGTGTAGGCGTGGTCGCCTTCGTATGAAGTTAGAAAAGTTTGCATTTTGCCTCCTTGTTGCTGTCAGTCTAATTGACTTTGGTTTGGTTGTCAAGCCATATCTAATGCATTTTTTCCATATCTAATGCAAGCGGTGAATTAGATGTGGTTTGAAATCGATCAAAATTGGGTGTTTTTTGTGTTACACAACATACAAAACACAGCCCTTTTCTGGGTGTTTCCTGAGTGCTTCCTGAGAGTTTTCTGAGAGCCTTTGCATTGGATATGGTCAAAATGAATTAGATGTGGTCGAATTTGACCATATCTAATGCAATTTTGGCTCAAAAAAAACATCTCCTTATCTATATATATAAATATGTATTTATATAAATACACTTTTACTTGGAGTGAGCGGAAAACTTCAAAAAGTCCCCTTTTTTGTCAAGGGGGACTTTAGTGAATGTTGTAGTAAGTTGCCCACTCTTTGTCGAGGTCTAACTTCTCTTGGTCGTAGCAGTATCTCTCGAAGGTTTCCAGAAGTTGCGACCGATCGCCAGCGAAGTATCCGTCGTAGGTGAAGTATTCTCCATTGGTGTAGAGGAAGTTGTCGTCGAGCCACTCCTGAAAGTCTGCCTCGGCTTCTGATATCGGCTCTGGCAGGTGGTCGAGATGGCTATTCCAGTCGTATGGAGTAATCATCCCGCCCTTACCGCCAGCAGTCATTGTGCGGTAGTTAGACTTACCCTCGTTGTATCTGCTCCAGTTGTATTCGTAGGCAGGGTCGAGTTCTGGTATCTCTAGTGTCTCGACAATAACACCACGACGAATTGTGTAACCCAGTCGCTCTGGCATCTTGAGGAAGAAGGTGGCTGTCAATTTCATCTTCTTGAGGAACTTGTTGAGTATGTCCTCGGTCGAAGCAAAGAAGAACGAGCCGTCTCTGACCTGACAGATAACAAGCGGAGAGTGTTCGATACGAGCAAGGTGCAAGTCACCTAGTCGGTCGTCGCTGAGCCACGCAATAGAAGCGTCGCCGTCCAGTTTGGCTATCCCCGCTAGTTGTTCCTGCTGAAGCAGGGCAGGGATAACCGAAGTATCTACTTTGGGCAGTTTGAAGTTCAACTCTGTGCGAACTTGGTCGTGGTTGTAGATAACGCCATTGTGAACTAACTTGATGGAATTATCTGGCGACAGAACTGGATGATTGTTGCGTTGGTCGCTAGTCGATCCGTGAGTGGCTAACCTTGTGTGCAAGATAACCGCCTGAGTTCTGCGTGGCATTGACCTGAGATTGAGTGCTGAGCCACGAACATCACGCTTGATGTATCCGCAAGACGAATTGGCGTGCCAGGCTGCACCAGAGGCTTGAGAGCCACGGACTTCGAGCAAGCCGAGCATTACATTTGACAATTTGCGGGAGTTGAGTTTAGAGTTATCTGATAAGGAAAAACCACCGATACCACACATAGGCTACCTACTTTCTGTTTGTTGATGTGTTCAGTCTAGGCGAAAATGACGCTCGTGTCAACAAAATTCGCAAACTTTTTCAAAAAAGTTGCCTTGTGGGGGTAAAAGAATTGTGTCGCACAAAATCTGGGCAAAAATCTGGGCAAAGTTTCCCCTATGTCGCCCCCTTATAGGGCATATGCATAGGCTAGCCACATATGTCAAGAATAGTTCGCTGTAGGCGTACAGATACCGGGTCGTTTGCTCTCCTGCCCGGTGAGCGGGTCGAGCAAAGCGACCCAATTACAAGAAAGTTGGTAGTAACGACAATAATAAATTAGCAGTAACAATAATGATTGCATGCTTAGTAATCATTACCATACTAGCCCTATCAGGGTTAGAGACCTGTAACAACAATTCATATTGCAAACTATAAGGAGATAAAGCAACATGATAAAAGAAATAAAAGAGGGTGCCGGAAGAATAGCAACAGAGTTAAAAGCTATTCAAGAAGGTGCTGGAAGAATAGATGCCATTGATTATGTAAACATAATTGAAAAGAATCTACCAGAATATACAAAAATACATTCATCCGAAGGAAGCTGGATGGAAGTAATATCAGTTTATGTTAATCCATGGAAAAACATATCAGCACAAGATATGCGATCAGTAATAGCTTATGGATTACATAATCTAGGCGGTGAACACATTGTAATACTAGAAAACTTAATAGAAAATATTGAGAGATATAGATTACAAACAACTGTTTTCAATGCATTCTTACAATCAGTCCTACAAACTGAAGAGCTAAAAATACATAGAGAAAGAAATACGATCACTCATGTTATTAACAGATCCAATGTGATTGAAAGCTCAGAACTAGGATATGTAATAACAAGTTGGGAAAAAGTATCCAACACATCTATTACGAAAGAGGCGCTAATAGATGCAGTGTCACAAATGGCTGAACTTAAGAGAATACTAATAAGTAGAAAAAATCAATTATTAGGAAAAGACAAAGTCAGCGGCTTAAAAAGCCTATATGATCAAAAACCAACAACACCAGCATCTAGTTCTTGGTTCAGCAGCATATACGATGAAATGCCCAAAAATGGATTGACAAGTCGTACTTGGGGTTTCGAGTTAGAAATCGCAGATGCCAAAGATGTAAGACCAGTATTTGGTATCGAAAAAGGCGAAGATGGCAGTTTGCGTTCATATGAAAGTGACAGCGACTGCGAGTGTGATTGCGATGATTGCTGCTATCACGATTGCGATTGTGACCACTGCGAAAACAGAAACACAGACCCAGAGCACTGCAGAGGTCGTCATTGCGCAAATGCAGATATGGCAGAGTTTAGGTCAGTGCGAGGTATCAGCAGATGCAAGCACTATGGTCTAAATAAACTATGTCAAAACCTAGAAAGTGAAGATGCAGAAGTAAATGATACATGCGGAGTACACATTCACGTATATGCCGCAGATCTAGAACCAAAACAAGTCGGCCACGTACTTGCTTGCTATCACTGGATTAGCAAAATGATTGTAACCATAGCAGGTAGGGAAGACACAGAATATGCAAGAGATCTGAGCATAAACGAAATTAAAAACGGTATAAAGCATGGAAAGATATCTGGCATAAAGATGAAGTCTGTAAATACAATGCATCTAAATAGCGATAGAGGAACTATAGAGTTTCGTCAAATGGAGGGCACACTGAATTACAAAAAGATTACAGTGTGGGCTTGGCTTGTACGAGGCTTAGTAACTTGTGCACAACGCGGTATGACGCTAAGTAGTTTGATAAAAGCTAAAAACCTAGAAGATGTGATGTCGGTAATGAGCAAATATCAATACTCGCTATCAAGCGAGAACCCAGATGAAATTATCCCGGGCGGTAGACAGGACAATGATTTCATCAAGAAGCACAAATATATGATACTGGAAAGGTAAGAATATGAAAATAAAGTTCATAGATCATATGCCACCCAAAAGGGGACCAAAGTCCAAGTATCCGTGGGCTGAGTTCATAGAAGAGCTATACAAACACCCCAACAGGTGGGCAGAGTTCCCTATGCTAGTAGCACATTCAATAACTGCATACAATGTATCCCAACGGTTTGCAGATATTGAAGTATCAATATCAGGCGGTAACAACTTCGCAATAGACAATCCAAACAAAAAAGATTGGACAGTCTATCTGCGATATGTTCCAAAAACTGGGCCTCAATCCAGTGAGTAAGTTCTCCTTATAGAGAAAAGCTTTAGGGCTTTTCTTTCCACATACGCACGTAGGGTAGGGAGACGAGATGGAAGCGCAAGACCATATCCGCTCCGTCCGTCTCCTGACCTGCGAGCAGGTCGACGGACGATCGCTCGGAAAGTAGTTATCATGGGTAGACATAGCAAGACACAAACACTAAGCCAGAGGCTTAGGTCAAGTATCGTAGACTTTGCGGTATACGGTGCATTTGCAGTAACGCTAGCAACGACAATCGTTCTAGTATTCGAGTAGACATAAGGAGAAATAAAAATGACACAAATTAAATTCGTAGTACCAGAAGTTAAGCAAAACGATTACTCAACACCATTACAGCCCGGTAAGTACACGGGCAAGATAGTTGAGCTACGACCAACCACAATCAGGTCAGGTCGACACCAAGGCAAGAAGTCAATAGACGTTGCCGTTCAGATGGAAGATGGTAGATACATCTGGAAGGTATTGCCACAGTTTACGATAACCCAGTACAACAAGTTGTCACAGTCAGACAAACAATGGGTTGAGATGAGTACCGTTAGTTTCGCAAATGCGCTGAAGCTAGTCGGAGATTTCACGCTTGATGCAGTAATCGGCAAAGACATCAAGGTCTTAGTCGGTATGCACCAAGACAACGGCTATGGTCCGCAGAATTCCATAGTTAAGTTCCTGCAGTAACCCCCCTTCACACTGCAGGTCGAGGGTCAGAATCGGTTACCCCCTAGCCGGTTCTGGCCCTTTTTTTGTAGCCGGCAGAATTCCTATGGCAAAGAAATCATTTTATTACGCGTATGTGTGGGCGGGCGCACCCTCTCCCATCACGTGCGCTTCGCAGCATCTTGCTATAATTTGGCCATGAGCATAGAGTATGACGAGTGGCTGAAAGTCGGAGTCTCAAACGGATGGGTCTCTCAGCCCTTTTGCCACACGCACGAAGGCGATCCATACATGACCATCGATGAAGAAAAGCAGTGGGAAGAGGGCGATGATCCCTGCCTCGTCGTGCTAAAGGTCATCATCTAAAGAAATCATAGAAAAACCATTTCCTGATAGAATGGAACCCTAAAAAAATTTTGGGCGGTGTAAAAATGGCGCGAGGACTTACAGAAGCTGCTGAGCCAGCTGACGAAAAACCACAGGCTGATCTGAAGCAAATCGCAGATATGCTCTATGCGATCTTCTGTGCCGTTCAGGAAATCAATGCCAAGTTACCAGAATCTAAGCCAGCGGAAAGGCCCGTAAATGGCCTCTAAAGAAATTTCGCTGCTTGACGATACCTTAATTCATCTAGCTGCCTCTGGTGCCTCTGGCGAGGAGATGGAAGCCAAGACCGGTATTCCGGGCCCACAGGCAATTGACCACGTTAAGCAGCTTATGAAAAAGCGCGACATCTGGACTGAGTTTGAGCAAAGACAACTTCTGCTCCTAGAGCTGAACGAGCTAAAGGACTCGCTTCGGGCCAATGCCGTGCAAATGCAGGACCCAGACTCTGCCAGGCTTTTACTTAAGACACTCGAGCTGATTGGCAAGCGGCTTGACTCTGAATCCACTAAAATAAATGAGGATGTTTTGCGCCTGAGTGAGTTTCAGCAAAAGATACTTTTAAGGGCCATGGATGCGGCTTTGAACTTTGCTAAGTCTCAGTTAGCACAGAAATACCCGGATGTATCGCGAAAAGAGCTTGACGAGTTAGTTGCCGAAGGTTTGCAGCTTGCCAAGTCAGAACTTGAAAGGGAATAGCATGCCAACCTATGACTACAAGTGTGTCGAGGGGCATGTGCAAACAATTAGTCACGGCTTTGTAAATGAACCCAAGGTTTATTGCGGTAAGTGCAGTGCCCTAATGCGAAAAGTTTTTTCACCACCTGCGGTAAGTTTCAAGGGAAGTGGATTCGCAATAAATGAGCCTAAGTGAGACTTGCACCTGTGGCGCATCATTTTCTGCTGAAAGAGATGACGAGCTCAAGCTGCTGAACTCTTGGAGAAAATCTCACAAGTGTAACCCGCAACCCGGAGATTTATACACAACTGCATTTGACTCCAGGGCAGACTTAGCGCCGGACTACACACTTCCAGAAATGCATATTGGATTTAGATACGAACCGGACTTGGACGAAGATGAATAATATTGACGGCATTATAGATGGAGTAATCAGTGATCTCAGGAAGCGTTCTCGTAATTCTATTTATCTTAATGACCCCGTTGCTTGGGCTAATGATATTCTCGGCAAGCACATGTGGTCCAAGCAGGCAGCTGTTGCGAACTCTGTTGCCCAAAATACCCACACTGCCGTTGTTAGTTGTAATGGTGCTGGTAAGTCTGCCACTGCTGGTATTCTTGGCGCTTGGTGGATTGCTACGCATGATCCGTATGAAGTTGCTCTCATCTGTTCGGCTCCAACATACCCGCAGATTGCTCGCGTCTTATTTAGGGAGCTAAAAGATAATCACAAAGCAGCGGCACTAAAAGGTTTTCCGCTACCTGGACACATTAATCAATCGGAGGAATGGAAACTAGACGATGAGTACGGTACTCTTATCGGATTCGGAAGAAGGCCCGCAGATACAGATATTGTGTCAGCGTTCCAGGGGATCCACAGGCGGTATGTTTTTGTCATTCTGGATGAGGCGGGAGGAATTCCTACCGACCTTTATACTGCAGCTGAAGCTGTTACGACATCTGCAGATTCACGGGTACTTGCCATCGGTAACCCCGATCGTCGTGGAACCGAGTTTCACAGAATATTTCGCGAAGATGAAACTTGGAACAAAATTACTATATCTGCTTTTGATACACCTAATTTTACAGGTGAGCCAGTTCCTGACGAGCTTAAGCCACTTCTCATCCAGCCTTCATGGGTCGAAAGACAGAAAAGGGCGTGGGGCGAAGAGTCTGCAAGATACAAATCAAAAGTCTTAGGTCAGTTCCCCGAAGAAGACGATACAACATTCTTTTCACAGATTGCCATTGACTCAGCAATTGATACAGATGTAGTTGAGGATATGCAGATCCCCGTTGTGCTGGGCGTAGACATTGCTCGCTTTGGTGAAGATGATTCTGTAATTTATTCAAACAGAGGCGGCAGGCTTAGACACGTTTCGACTTGGAATAAAGCAAATGCCGTAGAGTCTGCCAATCGCATTCACGAAGCGGCACTGGCCATTGGTGCGCACGAAGTTAGGGTTGACGGAACTGGCTTGGGAGCGCCGGTAGTAGATATGCTAGCTGCTATGGGTGAGGGGCACTATACGACTATTTCAGTTGTTGGTGGAGCGGCAAGTCCAGACAATACTCGCTGGCTAAATGCAAGAGCTTATGGTTATGACAACCTACGCGAGAAGATGATGCTTAACCAATTAGATATTGACATTGATGACAAGACTCTTCTGGACGAGATGATGGTAATTAAGTACAAATTTAGTCCAAAGGGCGCTATTCAGATTGAGTCAAAAGATGACATGCGGGCCAGGGGATTAAAGTCTCCGGACCGCCTAGATGCCGCTATGTATGCCTGTTTAAATCTTTCATATCTTACAGATGGGCCGTATCAGGGGCTACAACCAGGGGATAAGATTTATCAGGATGCAAATGCATTGGATTATAAATACCCGTTTTATTCTAATTGGAACTGGTAGTCTGCTAGAATTAAAATAAATTTTAATAATTTGGAGATGTTTTGAGCGACTTTGAAGATAATTTAGCATTTTTAGAAACATATAACAGCATGGCTCAGGCTTTGCTATCTATTGAAGATGAGGGCTGGAGTCTTCTTGGCGTTCAAAGAACTATTGGTGATGCTTTTACTCTTCAGGAGTTGCACACACTGGCAGAGAAGCTGACTGAGAAAACTGACGGCAATCCGCTACTCAAGCGCGGATTCGGACTTCGCACAAGCTACATTTTTGGTCGTGGCGTTCAAATTACTGACTTTTCCTCTCGTAGAGTTGAATCTTTGGTCAATGATCCAGAAAATCAGGCCGCACTGTTTTCTGCAGAAGCAATGGTTATTAACGAAAGATCGAACTTCACTTCCGGTCAGTTCTTTATTCTTGGAGATAATGCTTCAAAAAAGCTACAAAGAATTCCATTTAAGGAGATAACTGGCTGGGTATCAGACCCAGATAATGCAGATATTATTCGCTACATTCGTAGAACCTGGTCTCGCATTCAGATTGACGGAAGCACAATGACCATGCAAGAGTGGTATCCTGTTGACACTTATACTCCAACTGTAAAAGTGCAGAAGATTCAAAATCAGCGAGTAAATTACTCAAAGACAATGTTTCCATTTATGGTAAACAAACGGGCGGGAAATCCCTGGGGTGTGCCAGATTGTTTCGCCGCTTATCCATGGGCCTACGCTTACAACGAATATCTAAAGGACGGCTCAAGAATATTAAAGAGCTTGTCTATGTTCGCATGGCAATTGAGAAGCAAAACAAAAACGGGTGCCACAACTGCTGCTGCCACGATTGCAACTACGAAGGCAGCCGGATCAACTGCCGTCTTGGGTGCAGACATGGAGCTATCATCCCTACCAAGAACAAGCAATTCTGTAGACCTTGGAAACGGAAAACCCCTTGCTGCGATGGTTGCTGCCGCATTGGAGGTCTCGGTTGTTGCTCTTATGAGCGACCCCGGAACTAGCGGTGCCTATGGCGTTGCTCAGACCCTAGACGTTCCAACTACTAAGGCAATGCAGGCCAGGCAGAGACTATGGGAGCTGTATTTAGCCAGGGTAATGCTTTTCTTTGGACAAAGGGAAACCTATGTCAAGTGGCCAAAAATGGAAACCGAGTCTAGCTACAGGATGGTTCAATCGCTTGCCCTTGCCTATGAGGCCGGTGCTATTTGGCAAGACGAAATGAGGGCGGCGGTTATGGACGAACTGGACGTAAGCCCAATGCACTCTACCCCGCCTAATTCAGATTCAAATGGATCGGCAGTTCCATCTCAGGGCAACAGTGGTGCAGTCGGGTCAATGCAAGATAACTCAAACGAATTAAGAGACTTAGATAATTAATACGCTAAATGTGGTATCATAACATTTAGTTAATGCATTAATTATGGAGTACATATGGCGTTTGAGTTTAGAGAAAACTCATACAAACCCGCTATTTCAAAGGGTAAGAAATCCGGCAAGCGCTGGAAAGTAAAGGTCATTGAATCCGGCTGGGGATCTTCTGGCTATTACGGCGCAGAGATGCTATCAGAATATGGTCCTAAAGTTTTTAGAGCTGGTACCAAGGTATTTTGGAACCACCCATCCATGTCAGAAGAAGCCGATCGTCCAGAGCGTGACGTTCACCAACTTGCTGGCAAATTAATTACTGATGCAACATTTGAAGAAAATGGACTTGTTGCAGAAGTTGAATTTTATTCACATTACGCACCGATCATCGAAGAGATGGCTGCTGATGTTGGATTATCAATTCGTGCGTTTGGCGATGCCCAAGTTGGCGAGGCAGACGGACGTGAAGGCCCAATCATTGAATCATTAGTTGAGAGTCCTCTTACTAGTGTTGATGTGGTTACAGTAGCAGGGGCTGGCGGAAAATTTATTTCTCTGCTGGAAAGCTACAGAAATAAAGACGAAGCTGTCACTCTGGCAGCCGAGTCCCTCATGGAAGGAAACGGAATGTCTATTACCAAGGAAGAGTTTGAGGCTGCAATCGAAGACCTCAAGGCTACCTTTGTTGAGGCACTCAGCCCTCTGCGTGAGTCTGTATCGGTTCTTGTAGAATCCGCTACGGCTGAGCCAGAGAAGACAGAAACTGACCCTGCTGTTGAACTAGACGCAGTTGACGTTGCTGAGAAATTCAACGAATCTCGTCTTCCAAGAATCGCTCTAAAGCGAATTGCGGAAGCACTAAAGTCTGCTGACAACAGCAAGACGATTGACGAACTTATTGAGGATGAGCAGGCTTATGCCGCTTCTCTGCGTGAGGCCGTCGCAGCTCCTACTGCTGAGGTAGTAGGCGTTGTTCACGAGGCTGCCAAGTCCGGCGCTTCGTCCACCACCGATGAGTTCGACGCTATTGTGTCGCGCATCTCAAAGAAGTAAGGAAAAGTAAATGGCTCTTAACGAGATTTACAAAGATGCCAATGAGCTCGTTTTCCCAGTTCACACCAGCGTCGTAAAAGGCAATGTTGTGAAGGTCGGAGATCTTGTTGGTGTTGCTCAAAACACCGCTGTGACTGGTGAGGACGGCAACAAGTATGCAACACTTAAGCTAAGTGGCGGCATTGAAATTGCTTTCAAGTCTGGTGACACATTTGACGTAGGCCAAAAGGCTTACGGCGTTGCCAACGCTACTACTGGTATCGTTCCTGAAGCTCAGGAATCTTCTTCCAGTGCAAAGCTACTTGGACACGTTGTCAAGGTTACTGCTTCCACCGTTATCGTGCGTTTGGCACAGAACTAAGGATAGGTAGAAATGACAAAGAACATTACCCCACGTCAACTAGAGGCTGCTAAGCTCCTTGAGGGTGCTCTACGCGGCGACAAGATGGACAAGCTAAAGCTACAGGAAGGTATCGCAACTAGCGACCTACCAGAGCTACTTGTTCCAACTCTAAACAAAATCCTCCTCGACAACTACCAGGATGTTCCAAAGGTTTGGGACCAGTTTGCTACTCGCTTGGTTGTTGACGACTTCCGCCCAGTTACTTTCCAGGCCCTCAAGTATGAGGATGACGGAATGGACAACCAGGGTGACAAGTTCCGCGAGGGATCACTTCCAACTGTTGGCGAGTACGATGAGTACCCAACTGCTGGTTGGTTTGCAGTTACTGAGCAGACCATGCAGGTCAAGAAGGCCGGACAGCGCATTCGCTTCTCATGGGAGGCAATCGTTAACGACGGTCAGATTGGTCTACTAGAGCGTCTGCCAATTGAAATGGCTCAAAAGGCCGCTGGTAAAGAAGACGAAGAAGTCACCAAGCAGTTGGTTGCTTCTGGCGGTCTGAACACCGGTAACTTCAAGTCAGCTAACCAGAACCTAATTTCTGGAAACCCTGCTCTAACACTAGAGGCACTTGAGGATGCAATCGACGCTGCTAACAAGCAGACCTGGAACGGAAAGCTAATCCGCCCAGTTACTCAGTTTGCGCTGGTAATTCCACGCTCACTAGAGATGACTGCTCGCAAGATTCTTTCTATTCAGGAGATTCGCACTCAGAATGGAACTGGCAGTGGTTCAACCGTAACCATCGCTGGAAACCCAATCTCCTCTTCACAGATCACCATTGTTGTAAATGACTGGATTACCAGAATCAACTCGGGTGCATCAAACTACTGGTTCTTGATTCCAGTTCCTGGACAGGCTCTAAACCCTGGAGTTGCCCTTGGCTTCCTCCGTGGATACGAGACCCCAGAGCTACGCATCAAGTCAAACGGTGGTCTGTACCTCGGTGGTGGAGAAGTTCCTGCTCGTGAAGGTTCATTCGACAATGACGACTGGGAGATGAGAATTCGCCACATTGCAACTGGTGGCTTCATCGTTCCAGCTGGAACATTGGCTTCAACCGGAGCTGGTGCATAAACCAAACTCAAAAAAGATTAGCCCCGCTTCGGCGGGGTTTTTCTTTTATGTGCTAAAATATTTTCTCTTTACCCCCTCAAAAATCGAAAAGGAAACTTATGGTAACCATTTACTCTTTGCCAAATTGCGTTCAATGCGAAAGCACAAAAAGATTTTTGAGAAACAAATTTATTGATTATAATGAAATTGATATGAGCAAAGATCAGCAGGCATTGGAAAAAATTCGCGAACTAGGATTTACCCAGGCACCTGTTGTCGAATATGGCGATGAGAAATGGTCTGGATTTAGGTTTGATCGCCTCAGTGCAATTGCCGCCTAATGTGCTAAAATAAATTTGTTGCGTCCCTCCTTCGCAACTTTTAGATGCATCTGCTACCCGCTCTGTCGAGTTTATTCCAGGGCGGGTTAGCTTTACTGGTAGAATGTAATAATGATTATCTGGCCAGATACTAATTTACCTATTGAGTCCGAAGAGTGGACCGATAAGG